ACTTTTGTTGTGCTCATTGCTGTTTATTACTTATTTCCGTCATATCCTTTGACCCTCAAAAGTACAAGGGATATGATGGAAAAGATTAAGTTGTCAGAAGTGGAGAGAGGTTTGCCTAACGGAATAATTGCTCAGATACGCGGGCTGAACACCCAGGGAGAGGGCATTTTAGAACCGTTGGATTCTTTTTTGAGTGACATATTATGTGCAAGAGGCTCCTTTATATATAACAGTCAAGAAGTTATAGATAACCTCAAGAAACCTGGTGTGTATAAGCATGGGGACCCCATAATCGGTACGGGGACTTCCTATGGCGCGCATGGTGTGCTCTTGGTCTTGTATATAGATGAATATACAATACATATTGATTTTCCTGCAAGGAAAAACTTTATCCTTGTAAGAAAGTGTGTCACTGCCAACGGGAAAGATGAGTGGTCTTCATGGAAATATATATCGTTAACAGACATATCAACGTAACAGACCTACCCGTTTTATCCGAGATGGCCGGAACGGATAATCTGTTTCTCACAAACTAAACATCCGTCAATGGCGACAAAGACAAGAAACGGAAATAAATGCTACAGTGGGGGGAATTATTCCCCCACCTTAGACTCCTCCATGTAGCTCGCAGCAGTCACCTCACTCTCGTCAGCCGCTTCCAATATGAATTCAAATGTTGTCGGATGGTAGGAAGACAATAGTTTCGCATATACTCCGGGCGTGTAATCCCTACGCTCAAGAAATACCTTGAATGCTCCAGTATCGGTTTTATAGAGTTTGAATTTCGGCCTTGCATTTTCCGTTCCCAAAACACCGCCTATCAGATTTAATTTGTATGAAGGAGTTGCTGTTACCCCTTCAGACCTATATATTGAAAGGAAATATAGGGCAACCGGTCCTCCTCCGTATGACTGTACACTAAATAGAATTCCATCGGAGAAAGAAGATGTGTCCTTTCTCTCAAACAACAATATGGAGGATGTCATGGATACCCGCTTTTCTTGTCGCATGTCCCTGGCAGGTTTCAGCCCGTTTTTTACCTCTGTTGCAATGGGCAACTTCTCTCTGATTAACTCAACCACATTGGAATCTGTTATGTTAACTTTCTCTATCATATCCCTTGTACTTTTGAGGGTCAAAGGATATGACGGAAATAAGTAATAAACAGCAATGAGCACAACAAAAGTAAAAGTTACTGAGTATTTCTACAGATTATTAATACGGCTAAAAGAATTTCCTCCGCTTATTTCATAGTAAGTCTGTCCAGTCCGTAACATTCTTTTCAAGAACGTTACGGAATACACAATCTGTCGTGTAGAATCCTTGAAAACAAGTTATTATAGAAAATTCCGTATTGAATTTAACCGCAAGATATAACTGCCCTTCATAAGTACAATGTCCCAATTTGAAGTTTACAGGACCATCGGCACTTGCTCCTATTACATTCATATCATTAACAAGGTATGAAGAGGAACGGAACAGCATTATATCGGCTTTTACCATCATAGGCATGTAGTCCATTCCAGCTCTTAACACATATAGGCTACCCAAGACTCCGGCTGCATCCATTTTATCAGTCAGTCCGGAAATGGGGACAATCAAAAGAATCCTGCTTCCTGCCCCTGAAGTAGTACTATACCTTAATTGTGTATATCGTAATTTGTCCGTTCCCGTTGCCATAGCGATATACTCAGTCTTCGGCAAACGGTCTATAGGCATTTGCGCCAAGCTTTGACCGGATGTCAACCCAATAAGTGATACCGGATTGCCGGTTGCCACTTCTGATAACTTTACTTTCTCTATCATCCTTGTACTTTTGAGGGTCGATTGAATCCTCTTTTGGTAACACTGTTGATTAGAGGTATCTTCACCGCAAAAATGGTTTACGCATATATTCGTGTGTCGACAGACAAACAGACTGTCGAGAACCAAAGGTTCGAAGTCCAAAAATTCGCAACGGAAAAAGGGCTTGTAATAGATAAATGGGTGTCCGAGAAGGTTTCCGGTACCAAAATTGCTAATGATAGGAAATTAGGTCCGCTTCTCAAGAGGATGAAGAAAGGCGACACTCTAATCATAACAGAAATCAGCCGATTAGGAAGAAACCTGATGGGTATTATGTCAATGCTTCACCTCTGTATGATTAAGGAGACTTGCGTTCTTACTGTCAAGGAGCGTTACGAATTAGGTAATAACATCAACAGTAAGGTATTGGCATTCGCTTTCGGTTTATCCGCTGAGATTGAACGTGACCTTATCAGTCAGCGAACCAAGGAGGCCCTTGCTTACAGAAAAGCTGCAGGAATACGACTTGGTCGGAAAAAGGGGGATAAAAACACGCATTACAAGCTGACTGGTAAGGAAAAACTCATTCAAACTATGCTCGAATACGGTTATTCAAAGGCAGCCATATGTCGTAAGCTTAAATGTAACCCTAAAACATTGGATGACCATTTGCGGAGAATGCATGTCCTACATAAAAATTAAGTCATACGTTACTTTTGCCACTGTTCTATTAATTCATAGTTATGGCAAAAGCAGAAATCTTATTCAAGGTCATCCGCAAATGGGAAGGCGGATGGAGTGACCACAAAAATGACAAAGGTGGCAAAACCAATATGGGGATAACCTTGTCTACGTGGAAATCATGTGGTTATGACAAGGATGGTGACGGAGATATTGATGCGGATGATTTACGCATGATTACTCCGGATGACGTTTTTCATGTTTTCAAGAAGTATTATTGGGACCGTTACCAAGCGGACTTCATACACAACCAGTCCATTGCGAACATCTGTGTGGATTGGGTGTGGGCCTCCGGACGTCCCGGTATCACAAGGGTACAACAACTACTGCAAATCAATGTAGACGGCATCGTAGGTCCTCAGACGGTTGCAAGTATCAATCTGGCCAACCAACGGCAGCTGTTCGAAGCTATCAAGACAGACAGAATCCGGTTTATTGAAGAAATCTGTAAAAGGGACCCGTCGCAGCTTGTATTCCGGAAAGGATGGCTGAACCGGGTCAATGATTTCAAGTTCTCTGTCCGCTGAATTCTTGTCCTTTTTTCCACTCTTTTCAGCCTTTAGTTTTGTGTCCGGAACTAAAGGCTTTTTTATGGCAATAACTGAAGAAAAGAGTTTAATGACCTCCGAGAAATTCAATCGAGGAGTTGAGAACTGGACGTGGAAAGTCAGGAATACCTCCGTAAATATTCTACAACGGACACACGCAACCGGCAGATTGCGTAGGGAACTGCAATCCCGTTGGCTGAAAGACCGTGAAGGTGGACCGGCTTATGTCGGTCTGGGTTTCCGCTTTGCCCGGTATGGTGCGTACCGGGAGTATGGCGCCGGGCGTGGATATATCGTCAAGAACGGAATTATAATGAAGGGACATTCGGCATGGAGCGATAAGAAGAAACGTCAGGAACTGCGTTCTTTACGTGTTTCTGAATATCGTATCCGGCGCATGCGTACCGTTGATGAACACTATGCCGTTATCCGGCGAAGTCCCCTACCCTGGTTAGACCCTCCCATTGTGGATAACATCGAATCACTGGCAGATTTATCCGGAGAGTATTACGGTGACCAGGCACTCAAGAATGTGCTTCAGAAGTTTGATAAAATAACAATTGAAAAACGTTATGGCAAAAAGTGACAAGACTGTCAAAAGAGGTGTCTACTTGTACATCGATGGCAAGGAAATTAAGAATGACATCAATTCCATTGATTTGGAGATGAAACGCCTACAGCGTGACATTAAGGAAATGACACGCGGCTCTGAGGAATACAACCGCACCATGGCGAAGATACAGCATCTTCAGGGGATTTTAAAACAGCATCGCCAGGAGATAAAAGGCATCACCACCGAAACCAAGAAAGCGACTGTCAGTATTGGCAGTATGGTGGACTGGTTCAACCGTTTCGGTGGAGTTATCTTGTCCGTAATAGGTTTCCTTACCGGTTTTACCCTTGCCTTGCGCGCCATCAGAGACGAACGCAACAAGTTGGAGGAGTCCCAGGCCGGGCTGAAAGCCTTGACCGGACTTGATGATGACAGCATTGCCTGGTTGACCGGGCAGGCCAAGACGCTTTCCACCACCATGACAAAAGAGGGCTTGCGTGTCCGCCAGTCGGCAGCCGAAATCCTGGATGCGTTCATGTTGGTCGGTTCAGCCAAGCCGGAACTGCTTGGAGACAAGGAGGCGCTCAAGGCTGTTACGGAGGAAGCCATGCGACTGCAAGCGGCAGCCAAAGACATCACCTTGAACGAAGCGGTTGATTCACTTACTTTATCACTCAACCAATATGGGGCAGCGGCAGACCAGGCTGGACGGTTTACCAATGTATTGGCTGCCGGCTCCCAGGCAGGTTCCGCCAATATCGCAAGCCAGGCAAAAGCTATCCGGAATGCAGGTACCGCAGCGGCTTCGGCCAATGTTCCCATTGAACAGACGGTCGCATTGATTGAAACGCTTGCCTATCGGGGTATAAAGGATGAAGTGGCCGGAACGGGATTGAAGAAATTCTTTCTGGTTCTTCAGACCGGAGCGGACGAGACCAACCCTAAAATTGTCGGGTTGGATAAGGCACTGGAGAATCTGAAGAACAAGAATATGGATGCAGGCGCCATCAAGAAAATGTTCGGGGAGGAAGGCTACAATACCGCATCCGTAATCCTTCAGAACACGGAGATGGTGAAAGACTTCACCGCTGCCGTCACCGATACCAATGTGGCGTATGAGCAGGCGGCCATAAACAGTGATACCGCACAGGCCAAACTGGAGCAGGCACGCAATAAGATGAAGCTGGCAGCCATTGACCTTGGCGAAAAGTTGAATCCGGCTCTGACGGTGAGTACGAATATGCTGACCAATGTGCTCAAGTATTTGCCGGGATTGATTGACTGGTGCAAAAAATGGGGTGGTACTGTCCTATATGTGGCATCTTGTATCGCTGTTTACACATTACGGACGAAAGCTGCCACTATCGCTTCAAAGGCTTGGAACGCCATCACCAAGACGGCTACCGCATTACAGCTTGCCTACGGTATTGCTGTCAATACAGTTTCAGGTTATACCGTTACTTCTTTTACCCAACTTCGCAGGTTGAGCACGCTTTTAGCTGGACATAATATACTACTAAAAACTGTCCGCGTATCCACCTACCTCTTTGCAGGAGCCATGCAAGTGCTGCAAGGCCGTGTGGATCTTGCTGCAAAATCCATGCGGGCTGCTTGGACGGTTATGAAGCTGAGTCCGGCAGGTGCTCTATCTACGGTTCTTCTTGCAGGTGGCGCAGCTTTTTTATACTTATACAAACGTGCCCACGAGTACGTTGATGTTCAAAAAGCCACAAATCGTCTCCAAAAAGAGGCTGCCAAATCCACCGCTGACCAGCGCAAAGAGTTGGATGCCTTGTGGATGGTAGCGCAAAACGATCGTGTTGCTATGGATAAGCGTAGAGAAGCCATGGAGAAAATCAACAAGATTGCTCCCGATTACTTGGGTGACATCACTTTGGAGACAATCAACACGCAAAAGGCGGCTGATGCCAAGGCCCGATATGTGGAACAGCTACAAAAAGAGGCGATGTTGAAAGGTGCATCATCCTATATTGAGTCCGAGAGCAAGAAACTAATCGAATACCAGGTAGAACTGGACAAGGCATTGGCTGGTCAAAAGAAAGCGCGTGAAAGTGCTACGTATGCCCAAACTGGATTCACCGCTTACGATGCAGCGGTAGAACAACTAAAATTCGACATTGAACACACTAAGAAGGCTATCGAAAGCTATATGACCATTTACGAACAGATTAGCAAGGAGCTGGAAGTCTCCACCAAAACAAACAGTGGAACGGATGGAAGTTCTGGTGGCAATGGTGGTGGTAACGGAGGCAAATGTCCGATATGTGGGAACAAACCTTGCACCTGCGATAAAAACAACACTACCAAAGACAAGTTCGTCCAAGCTGAAGCCGACTACTATCGGCGCATCGCTGACATCAAACGGAAGTACCTCGCTGACGATAAAATGACCCAGGAGGAATACAACAAGCAAATGCGGGATGCGGAGATGCAACTGCTCAACGATAAGCTGAAGGTCAAGGGGCTTGAGCCTTCAGAGATTCAACGTATCAATGACCAAATACTTGA